AGATAACAAGAGGATTAGTTTCATCCTCCAATATTTTACCGAATATAGAAACCTAATCCAATCCACCATTGGTTCCTTTAATTTCTTTATTGAATCAAGTGCTGCTGAACTTCTTCAAAAGGTCCCTCAGTACAGCTATTCTGAGTCAGTAAAAACATATCAAAATTTTGACTCAAAGGGCTACTACTCTCCGCTGTTCTCTTCGGAGCTTTTATGGGAGAATATAAAAAGCCGTGATATCGAAAATGAAACTAATCCTCTTGTTATCTACAACAATACACTTTACAAACTAAAACCTGGAGTTGTTGGAGTAGGTAAAGATATTTTTGACCAAGAGCAATGGAATAAATACTCCTCGTCAATTTTTGACCAATCAAAGTCATTTAAGTCCACCTACTCCCAGCTCATAAACACATACTACTCAGACTTTTTACAAAACGCCTTTAATATCAACCCAGAGATCTCCGACTCAACAATAAACTCCTATAACCCAGCAACCACCATCGATCGTAGATACCTCTCGAGCACTTTTGGCGGCGAAGGCGAATATCTTTACGGGCTGATTAAAAAATTTAAATCTGGAGCGGACCTATTTGGAGGGTATCAAGGGTCGGTGGTAGGTTCTATTGACTACATTACGATGTTCATGGAGTTTTTCATGGCATCAACCACCGGCCGGGTAATTGAATCTGGCGGGTTTAATATAATCGATGACTTTAATTTTTTTGGAAACTTTGAAATTATTTTTGGCGTTTCAAAAAGATCTGACAAAAAACCTGGACTAAAATTTCTAGATTACTTTTCATCGACAAAGAGTTTTTTAAACGGCAAAAAAGTACTGAGTGCTCAGGAAATAGAAGATGAGGTAAGGATAAAAACTTTTAATCCAATTTCTTTTATATTTGATCAAGGAATTAGTGATTCCTATTCACCCGAATTCAATCTAGATTCTTATTCTATTACTCCAAGTGTAGATCTACTTTTACTCTCGATAGAGAATCTTTATGATGTTTGTAGGCTAGTGGGTGATTCTGTGCTATCTATCATCAACTCATTAGACAGCAATGGAAGGCTAAAGGGGTTTGAGGGCCTAGGATCTATTGAAACGCAGATGAGAGAGTTGCAAAATATCTTTCCTCCTTCACAATATTTCTTAGATCCATCAAAAGGCCTTGTGGGATTTACGGGCGGGATTAAGTACCTTCTCGATTCATATTCAAAATTATCCTCGTTACTCGTCTATCCACTTCTTCTTGGCGATAGCCTCCAAATTTTCTTCAAATGGATTAATCTGTTCAAAAATTCCATTGAGGAAATACTCGGCGTGTTTGGAGATGTAGGGATTAAAAGCGGTAACTATTTCATCTCAAATATTTCAAACAAAATAGTTAAAGCCAACTCATCTGCTTTAATTTCTTATTTGAAGTCGATTGGATTTAAGGATACTGAGATCGATAGGTTGATTTCGGTTGAGTCATTTACGGAATTAATTGAAATTTTTGCTCCAGTATCTGACTCATCGGATCTAAAATCGTTTTTTAAAGGATACGAACTCACTCAGCTTATTTATGAATTTGCTGGAGAGGAGGGTATCGATACCTATTTAAATTTCCTATATCGAAGAGACGATATTGAAGGACTTTTAAACATTCTTAACATTTCTCAAAGGGATAAGTCCAACATTACCAATGAAGCAATTTCTAAATATCCCAGACTTATTGGGCTTATTATCGGATTGACTTATGCAGTAGATCCAAATCAGCTCGTAAAGTTCAATAAGATTCTTAAAGGCAATAGTTTATCTCTTCTACAACAAATAACTCTACTGTTGCAGCAGGGCGAAGATACAATTATAAAATCAAGAGAAGACATTGATCTTCTATCTCCTATGGTAGATCAGCTTATTCAGGGAAATGCTTCGGATGTTTTTGCTTCTCCTGATCTTAACTATGCGCAAACTAACCAAACTGCACCAATTGCCTTAAAGCAATGGACAGAAACAATTTCTAAAAATCTTGGAAGGGTCGAAGATACAAACTTCCTCTATAGACTCTATGACAAGGCCGTTGGACTCAGTGTTAAAGAACTTAACTATCTTCTTGGTGGTGCTAAGTCAAACAATGTTCTTGGATCCATTATCGATGGCTTTCAAGGTGGGCAATTTACAAATATTTTAAAATATTCAAACCTTGCCGGGTTGGGGGTTAAGCTTGGATTCTATAAAAACTCTTATCAAAACAATAACTTTGCACTTCAAAGCATCTCTCAGTTTACTATTCCCGCTCTTCTTGAGAATTTTGAAAAAACAAATCAAGCCATTAATGTTATCGAGCTGATCTTGGGCTCTTCTTTGAACTTTAGTTTCTCGCAAGAAGCACTTCAAAGAGATGTTCTTAAGCCAATTTTTAACTCACAAAATAAAGAAATCGATTCATTATTCAATGTAATGCAAGGTCTTACTCCAACTTCACGGGATGATCTTAGCCTCTCTTTAAATAGAAATCTTAGCAACTATGTCTCTCAGGCAGGAAACGCGCCTATTATAGAATCGCCGGGGGCAGGAAATTCTCGGAGGCCGAATCGAATTGGGGTGGTAAACTCCATAACCCCTGAGCAACAGAACGTTCTTTTTGAACAGATCACCGCTGCTGAGCAGGCAACAAATAATCGTGAGTTGGTTGTTAATTCATTAATCAATAACTTTATAAAAATCACAGAAGATAATAAACTTATTTCGGGGCTTGTGCAGTCTGATGAAACATCCGCCATTGAGAGGAGTAGGAGCCGCCAACTCGATCCCGTAAATATTCTCGATTCTCCTGATAAGCTTAAGAGCACAGTAGGAGTACAAGATTTTATTCAAATCGATTCGCAAAGCGCTCTCGCCCCCCCATCATACTCTGGCAAACTTGCTAATTTATACTTTGCTGAAGAGCTTGGCTCTGACAAAAATATTATCACTCAGGCTCTTGGAGCAAATTATCTTGAAGACGAGAGGGAGTTCTTTGCTATTGATGAATTTATTAATGCTGGGCTAGTTACTCCATTCTCTCGCGAAGAGTCTTGTAAAAGATTTGGCGGGAGCAATTGCGAAGAGATCTATCTCGCAGAGCAGGAAACTTGCACGAACCCAATCAACCGCTCCCTTCTCCCAGAATCATACGCATCCATCCCAGGCTCATCGGATGAGAATTTAAAAGTCGATCGGCCATTAGGCACGTTTGGGGATTATGTTCCGGCCAATGCAGTAGTTCCCTATAAGGCCGAGCCCGGTGGGCTTTATAGCCTACTCCCATCAGACTCTACCGTCTCTATAGGTAAGTATGGAGAGCCCATCTTGGACAAAGTATATTCTACCCCGCTCCTTTACGAGGGAGAAAGTGGAAGTATTTCTGAGTATAATAACACAGAATTTAGTATAATTGAGTTTATTAATGCTAAGCTTGAAAAATCAACAGAGTTTACTTGTGCAAGTTTTTCATCGCCGTACTTCTATCAGCTTTGTATGAATGCGCTAAAATGCAAAAAGTTTAGAACACAGAACCAAGAAGCTAATTTCTTAACTTTCTGTCCGAAGTACTACTCTGGTGGGAGGTTGAAGCCATGAGTTCTTTACAAACATTTTTTAAAACATCTATCCCGCTTACTAAAGTTCTTTCTTTTGGGGAATATGCGCCACAAAACTTTAATTATGTAAAGTTTTACGATCCCAGAATGGAGTTTATTAACAATAAAGCATATTTATCTAAGCAATATGTCGACTCATATACAATACGTATTGACATTGATCCCAAATACCCCCAAAAAGAAATTGAAGAACTTAAGCTCATTGCCAGCAATATTTCCTCTTGGGAGGATTACTGGATCGATCCTGATAGTAATGAGCTGGTAGATCCGCTTATTTCTAAGATTAATCTTCAAAAAAATGACCTTGTCCATGCCAACTTCAACCTTCCAAGAAAGGCTCTTCGCCATATCAACCTAGAAGGCAACTTGGCACTTAAAGCGGTTTTTATCACCGATACGCCTTCTCTAGAAGTATTAAATATGTCTAATTGTCCTGCTCTTGATATAATAAATTTAGGCTCAAATAAAAACATCAAGGGGCTTTTGGCAAGAAACTGCAATCTTGATTCTGCTCAGCAAGAGCGGTTGCTTCGTGATTTCGCTCCTACGCTATCGTCTTCGAGCAATGTAGCAGGGATTAATTTGTTCAGGAAATCTTATGAGACTTTTCTCGATCTTAGAGGCAATGAGATTGATTGGGGAAATCCAAAAGTAGCATCAAAAATAAGGCTTTTACTCTGCAATAATTGGCTGGTGTTATGGGACAATCCTCCACCGGTTTCTATCGTCCCTGTTCAAATGTACGCATTTTTTACAAATAACCTCGAAGAAAATCTGATTAAAGAATACTATGGCTGATTTACGTAAACGTTTTTTGGAAGATTATGCCGGTGGCTTTTTAAATGTCGCCAGGCAGGAGATCTCCTCTGCGGGAGAGGTCTTAGTACAAGACGGCTTCACTTCTCAAGGCACATTGTTTGTTGAGGACGGAGCGGGGGTGAAGAGTGGGTTGAAGCTTGGCGTTTCTCTAGCCGAAGCCATCGACCCTACAACTCCTCAAGGCATTGTTAATGTTCGCTATGCTGATCGAACATTTGCAAAAATTCGCGATTTAAAGATATTCTCAACGGCTATTGCCTCAGCCCAAGCGGCACTTTCTGAAGCCACCTCAGTATCAATTACAAACTTAGAGTCGTCGCTTCAAATCCTTGAGGACTCAATTACTGCAAATAACCAAAACGTAGATAACACAGTTAGTTCACTATCAAATACCGCTTCTTTAGCAATTAGTGGGGTAAATGAACTATCCGATACGGTAAGCACTTTAAGTACTAATGTACAAAATCTCACAAACAGAGTTTCTACGCTAGAGGGAGGTGGAACTGATGCTCCATCAATTCCTAACCTAGGTGCTGGATTGACATCAAGAACCACCGTATCTGGAACCACATCTTCTATTGCTGATGGAGTTGCCGAAAATTTAGATATCACAGCTTTTAGGGGATACAATTTATTTAAAATTGATACAAGTCATGCTGCTTGGGTAACTGTTTATTGTAGTAATGATTCAAGAACTAATGATGCCAGTAGACCAGAAACAACCGATCCACTTCCAGGTTCTGGAGTTATAGCTGAAGTAATTACAACAGGTGAGGAAACTATTTTAATTTCTCCTGGAGTTGTTGGGTTCAATGATGACAGTCCTGTTGCCCCATCAATTCCAATTAAAGTTGTTAATAAATCTGGATCTTCTGCTGCTATCACAGTAACTCTAACAGTTCTACAAACAGAAGCATGATGAGAGAATACATCGTAACTTTAAAATTAAAAGAAGATTTGGAAAGTTTCTATGAAGATATGGAAACTGATGGTGGTTCTATTACAATACCTGGAAGAAGAGTTGAATGTTCTGTTAGAAGAAACATCAGCAGAAATACACATTACATGCTTACCGATGAAGAAGCAGAACAGATTCGTAATGATGATAGAGTTTTAGCAGTTGAACTTATCCCTTCTTTACGTGACATACATCCGACACCATTTTGGGAACAAACGGGAAATTTTGAAAAATCTTCTACAGTTGATAGTGACGATAAAAATTGGGGATTGTATCGTGTAATTGTAGGTCAACAATTACAAAATTGGGGAACAAATAGTTTTTTTACACAAACTACACAATCAATATTAACAACAAGTTCTGGGAAGCATGTTGATGTTGTTGTAGTTGATTCTCATATTAATTTTGATCATCCAGAATTTGCTGTAAATCCAGATGGAACTGGTGGAAGTAGAGCAATTCAATATGACTGGTTTCAGCACAGTGCTGTTGTTGGGCTATCTACAACTGGCTCTTATGATTATTCAAATATCTCAAGTAATCATGGCACTCATGTAGCAGGAACTGTTGCTGGTAATACTCAAGGGTGGGCGAGAGATGCTAATGTTTATAACATGGAGTCTAATTATTCTGGAATTGCAAATTGGGATCTTTATTTGTTTGATTATCTTAGGGAATGGCATAAAACGAAACCAATTAATCCTGTAACTAAAAGAAGAAATCCAACAGTTACGAATCATAGTTGGGGATATTCTTATGAAAACATTTTTTTGAGTTCTATATCTTCTGTAACTTATAGGGGAACTACAGTTGATATGAGTAGCATGGATACTGCTACAAAAAAAGCAACATTAGAAAATAATGGAGTTCCTGTTCCTAATAATTCTTACTTATTTAAAACACCAGCAAGAGTTGCTGCTTTAGATGCTGATATTCAAGATGCTATTGATGATGGTGTAATTGTGATATCATCTGCTGGTAATTCTTATTGGAATGTGGTCACATCAACTTCACAAGATTGGAATAATTCTGTTTATGGTATTAATCATAATAGAGGTCCTTCTCCTGGTGCTGCTGATGGAGTTATTTGTGTTGGTAATATTGGAACAACTCTCCAGGAATACAAATCAAACTCTAGTAATTATGGGGAACGAGTAGATATTTGGGGCCCAGGTTCAAATATTATATCTTCTGTTTATGATAGCACAGCAGCATCAGAATTTGGAATTACTTTAGCAGATGATCCAAGAGATTCTAATTACAAACTTGGATCTATTTCTGGTACTAGTATGAGTAGTCCTCAAGTAACTGGTGTAATTGCTTGTTATGCTGAACAAAATCCAAACATAACACCAGCAGAAGCATTAGAGTATTTAATTGATACTTGTACTTTGGATCAGATAGGAGATAATGGTGGTAATTAGAATCTCTTGGATCATCTGCTAAAGTAATTCCAAATTCTGA